ATTTTTAGCGCAAGCGGTATCTCTGAATTTTGCCGCAGACATCTTCAGGCGGGTTTCAAAGGAGATTATTTTGCCAATTTGCGCTTTGCTTATTTTAGCTTTGATTTCTTCGGGAAAAGTTAAAAATCCATGTCCCCCAAGGTTACAGTTGTATCCGTTTTCATAAGAATCACATCGTTTAATGAAGGCAGTTTCTAATTCCCGGACATCGTCTTCATTATTTACCTGAATCAACAAATTAACGGAAAAATTTTCACACCCATACTTTCGCATGGCTACATAAAGACGGTTTTCTCTTGTTCCGCTTTTTGCCCGCGAAATATGTTCTTGGAATCTTTCCTCTATGGTGCGAGAAGTTATCCCTACGTATTTTTTACCGTTAATGCTGTTTGTGATCTCGTAAACCGAATACATTTTATTCCTTTTTCTTTGGCTGCTGATTATCTCAATGAGATTTCCCAGCAATTCACACACAGTTTACTTATCCGTTACCGGATAAGGCCCCTCGGCTGAAGGGTGATTTCCCGTACTGATTACTCCTGGCATATCTCACCTCCTATTAGGCTGCCGTGATACCAAGGTACAGGCCCGTGGTATTGTAGCAAGTGTTTAGAATCACATCCCAGATCGCATAGTCGCCGAGTTCGTTATCCTCGATGTCTGAGAGGCCAAGAATGTGAACCGTGTGGGCCTGCGTGGTTGTCGGGGTAGTACCCGCCGCAAGCTGAAAACCGGAAAGCCCCGTTATGGTGCTTCCGCCGCCGCCAACAGTCAGAACGCCGTTCTGCCCTACATATACTGCCGCGGGAGTCCCGCCGCCATCGTCGCGTACCTGGAAAACCGTATTCGGGGCAGCAGGGCATATATTGGCCCATCGCGCGGTTGATGCGGGATTGTACTGCTGGGTTAAATTGTTCGGGTTCGGCTCAAAAGACGTTATGACGCCTCTGATTATGACACCCGTGGTTCCTGCCGACCTATTGATTGTCGGATAGTTAGCGGTAGCGTCTTTCTCGGCCAAAGTTGGAGACCATAAAACCGGATCGCCTATGTACAAAGCCGTCGCATAGGATGCGGAAATATATGCTCGGAGCGTCTGACCGTTCCAGGGGCTACCGTCTATATGTCGAACTGGCCTTAGGCCAAAAGGGGCATTTACATTACTCAAAATAAACCTCCTTGACATACCTTTCGGTATATGATAATATTGTTAAAAATTCTTGGAGAATTCATATGAAGATTTGTAGAATTTGTTGTCTTGCCAAGCCTTTTGACGATTTTTACAAAGTTTCTAAATCTCGCTCTCATTCGGGAGATGGCTATGATACTCGCTGTAAATCCTGTATTCTTGCCATGATGAAAACTCCCGAACAAAAAGAGATTGCGAGAACAAGAGATCGAAACCGCCAGTTGTCGCCCAAGCGCCTTAAAAGCCAAACTCGATATCGCCAAAGCGAAAAAGGAAGGGCTGCCCAAAACAAACGCCGCAAAAAATATCGCCATACAGAATATGGAAGGACAAAAGAACTTGAACGGATGAAAAAATTCCGCCAGACAGAGAAATTCAAGCAAGCGATTGAGAAATATCGTTCCACTTACCCAGAAAAACGAAAAGCTCAATATATTCTCAACAATGCTATTCAAAGTAAAAAAATTATTCGTCCGCCAGAATGCTCTATTTGTCGCAATCCCTGTATTCCGCAAGGCCATCATTATGATTACTCCAAACCGCTTTCCGTTATTTGGCTGTGCAAAAAATGCCATTCTGATTTGCACTGGGCCGTGTAGGACTGTCTTTAAGCAGGGGGTTGGGTATTCGATTGAATATTTATCCCGGTAGTCGGGATGTAACGATTATCCCCAGCGCCCTGTTGGAAACTTCCTGTCCGTATCTGCTCATCCACTTTGTCAACTTCTTTCTGTTTGGCTTTCTGGTCTTCTTCGTAAATTTCTTTTGGAATCCTCATCAGGAATCCCCGAATCGGCGTCCCGTTGTCATTCGTGCCGACTGTCTGCGGTCGCTGTTTATCCTCGTCACTGTTGACGAATTCATACCCGGCCCGCAAAGCCCGTTGAATGTTGTCGGGCCGGGTCATCCAGTTATCGTTAAATACTCGGTACTGGTAGCCGTCGCCTTCGGGACATGCCCATTTCTTTTCCGGCACCCCAATCGGTATCCTTGATTGCCTTAATCGCGCCACTTTCTCCGCTAATGTTTCCGCGCCTGAATCGGATCTTGAACGAGCCGACGTTATATTGCCTTTCGCTGCCGGTTCGTCTAAAACATCCCGACGCACACCGGTATGGGTAATCATGTGGTTTTTAAGCAAGTATTCGCTTTTGCATTCCTTCCCGCATATTGTTCCGTCCTCTAACCTGAATTCGCATGTCGCCATAACTATCTATCTCCTATCCTTCAAAATATGTCTGTACATACTGTTCCTTGGTAAGAACTTTTTGCGCCACGAGCTCGGTACAGGCTTTTTTGGCATCGGGGGGTAGGTCGCTATAGGTCTTCTTCCCGCCAGTATCATCATTCCCGCCAAAATCAGAACGATCCACGGAAGGAGGATTCCGCCGCCTGACATTGCCAAACTTTTCAGGGAAACGCTTTTGTACCTCATCTTTAACCTTAGACAAAAAGGTTTCAGGCGGAAGATTTGGCGTGGTGGATGCAATAAAATTAGAAACAGCATCGGCATATGAATGAAGTTCCATGTCGTTGTTGTACCAAGCATTTTCCTGCTTCCATTGCGTGACAGTTGGATGTTCTGTCGTGCCGCCGCCCTTCTCCTCAAAAGGAATGTCCTCCGGTTTTTGGATGGCCTTCTTCTCGCCCTCCAGCCTTGCCCATTTCTCGCTATCGGCTGCCGAAACAGCTTCTATTTGTTCTTTTTCGATCTGGGCCACTCGGCTTTCATAACTCCCCAGCGCCGTCTTCTTGTGCGCCTGGATAACGGCCTTAACGGTTTTGCGAGTTTCCTCAAGCTCCTTTCTGGTCGTGGCCAAATCACTTTCAAGTTTTCGGTTCATGGAACGAGCAATCGGCAAAACCTCATCGGCCCGCTTAACAAATACGTCGGCAGAAACCCACTTTGACAAGTCGCCCCGAAACTCTTCTTTTGGTACCCAACCATAAAGAGCGGCTCGGCTGGCTATTTCCGGATCTATCTGGGGATGCTGTTGTCCATCGCCGGACTGTTCTCCCTTGTCGCCGCCATTATCAATGTTTTGACCATCTTCAATCTTGCCTTCGTCTTCCATAACCTGTCTCCTTCCTGAAAATAAAAAAGCCTCCTCTGTTTTCACAAAGGAGGCTTTCGCGTTCTTTCTTCCGCCGTGCCGTTCAGTTAAGGAGGGGGGCAGGATATATTTTTATAAATTAAAGAGTTTTCTATACTCCGTTTTTTGTTCAGAGAATGTTGTATCTACTATTAATTTTTCACCTTTCCCGTATCTTTCAAGGCATTTCTTACATTTTACTTTTCTTATATCGTCGTGCATTACTCCGCCAACGCTGATAATGGTTTGCTAATCCGAAATCTCCAAAGATAGTCATGTCTTTTCTCCGCTTAACCACTTTTCAATTAAGGCAATTGTAAACTTTACTCCCCGGCAAATCAACTTAATTAATTGCTTTACGTCTTCCGACATCTAACTTTCCTTTATAATAGCACATATGTCTTTGTCATTGCAAAGCCTATATTGCTCCCGTTGTTTTCCCGCCCCCTGGTAATGAATCACGGACCCTGCATACTTATTGAAAATAATAGCATCGCCGGGCTGGGGGATTGTGCCTTTCCAGTCGCCAAAGGCCATATCAGAAACGGCAGCAAGCGTGCCCCTGTCATGGGCCATCTGTTGCCGATCCAAAGCATGATCCGGTATCCATAACCCGCCCGAAGTCTTATCATCGACAACCTCTACCTTTACCAGCACCTTGAATTCTACCGGCACAATGCCTGTCGGGTTTATCATTTCTTTCTGCCTTTCCGTTTCTTGTCTGCTTTGAATTCGGCCATTGTGTGCATGGCCCCTGTCGTCATGTTTTTTGCTTCAATAACTTTTTTGCCCTTGAAAGCCAGTCTTACCTTCTTTCCAGTCTTTGTGGTTTTTACCCTGACGCGAGTTCCTTTAGGCAGCGGCATATCTTACCTCCTCCTGTTTTATTCTTAGATAGGCTTCCGCAAATTTCAAATCTTCCGGCGTGTCTATGTCGATCAGGCATTCCGGCCCACCTATAATTGGCAATGATGTCTCTCCCCAAATGCAACCCGTCTTGAGAAGAGATTGAGTACGAAATCCCACATAGCCCCCAAATGCGTAGAAAACAGGTTTAGACTGCGAATTAAAGCATGATTCGCGGTCTTTTTTGTAACGAAACTCTATTTCCCCGTCATTAATGACTCTTTGGCTGTAGGCATGTTGCGTATTTGACACAGGCGCCACAAGCTGAACCGAATCAATATCGTTCGTGTTCAGCACCGCATTTCCTTCCTGGACATGGCTATAGTGGATGAACGGAGAAGTCAACTGAATTAAATGGAGGAATTCGGGCGCTTCGTCCATATTTTTGACCATATCAATCAGGGTGTCATCAATCCTTGTATTAGGTCTCGCTACTTCTTCTTGTCTTTCGTGAATTACCATTCTACCATGTCGAATTTTTTGAAGTCCGACAACGTACCATTTCACGCTTTCATCGTTTGTATTTATGATGATTGTCTTAATTCCTTGAGCCATAAACGCAGTCTCAATAGCGCGTTCAACTAATACGCTACCGCATAGGCAAGCCAACGCCTTGCCCGGAAACCTCTGGCTATTCGCCCGTGACGGGATTACCGCCCAATGTTGGCCTTTGATAATGTTCATATTTTTAAGGGGGCCTCCGCAAGTTTCAGAATGGTCATGTCGCAAGCCGGGGTCATTTCCCATTTCCGTTGGAAATTCCTCTCCAGAAATCTCGCATTCGATGTTCTGCCATCTATCAAGATCACCGTTCCTGGAAGCAATATCGGCTCAATAAAAAGCAAGTCCGCTGCCATCGGAAGGGCCTCATGATGGTTAAAATGAATGCCCCTGATATTTCCATTCGCATGTTTCGGGTCAGGCCCGTCAAGATAGATGAAATCAGGAAGAATGTTGGGGATATGGGTATAATAATGGCAGATCATGTCTCTGAACGTCCCAACCATTACAGGGCAGGTCGTAAGATGAATACTTCCGGCCATGAGGGGGTCAAGCCCTTTAATGATATTCTCCATCGCGCCCGCTGCCCATCTGCTGTCATTGTTCGCCTCTACCACCCAAAGGGTAAAAAGGTTGTTGAGCGTTTTGAATGGCCGCGCATTGCCATCCCAATCAAGGCGGTTCATTTCCAGTGCCTTGAGAATCACCATAGTAGAGTATCCGATGCCGAATTCCATGGCGATCTTGGACTTGTTTTCCCTAATCATTTTATAGAGAAATTCCAGGTCATCAAGGCGAAGTGGCAACCTGCTATCTTTATCCGTCCAGTTTTCCAGAAACGGCAGGATGCCGTCTTGCTCAAGCCGCGTCATAAGCAGACTCCTTAACTTCAAGATAATCAAGAATGACTTCCGCAACTTTCTCTCCGGCACGACCGTCCCCATAGGTATAGTCGGACTCGTATAGCCCATGAGCGACTTGTTTTCTCACTGCTTCGATGATTGCCTTTGTTTCACATGAAACATTAACCACATTAATATCGCGTTCCCGGCAGCCTTGACGCTCCCCCACGTTTACAACCGGGACGCCAAGAAAACCAGCTTCCCGGATACCGGAGCTTGAATTACCGATAACACAGGCAGCATGTGCCATAAGCGCGGCATATTGCTCAATCCTCAGTGAGTCCGTGACATGAATAAAAGGCCACTTTATCTTATTCAAGTGATCGTTGATCTTGTCGGAATTTACGTCTATATTTGGCCGAATCCAATAGGTTTCCATTTGAAGTTCCGATATTGCCCACAAGAGGGGCCGGAAACGTTCAAATGCCAAATCCGGCGCCATCCGGTCGGGGTGGAAGACAACAAGCAAATAAGGCATTTTCATCTTTAAAACAGGAACATGGAAAGGAGCGTCTACATACTGCAGCAGCATGCCAAAACTTGTGCACCCGGAAAGTGTTACATCCCTATCATCACTTCCTATCAATTCAACAACTCGTTCAAAAGATTTACGGGAGCATGGAAAATGTATCGTCGCCAACTGCGTAATCGCATTCCGTATGCGGTTATCAAGACAGTCTGATTCCTCGCCCCCCTCAAGATGCGCTATAGAAATGCCCATATAGTAGGCGCTCATAGCAGCGGGAAGGCACTCCCAGCGGTCGGCAACAATTACAAAGAGACTTGGCTTTAATAACCAAAGAGCGTCAGCGCAACTCCCGCAAATTCTTCCCGGCTCTTGCATTTTGTAGCCGTCAATACGGTGAAGCCGTTCCACTCTTCCATAGAATTCCATGTCCCCCGGACAGTCCATTCCCGTAATGTACTGGATTTCAACCTTGTCCTTCAATGCCTCAATAACCGTCGCCGTCTTTGCGTAATTTCCCCGCGTGGTAATGTAGAAGCAGACCTTTTTAGATGCCGAAGTCATGATTCACCTCCGAAGCCCACTGAATCTTGGGCATAATGACTTCCGGTCTGATTCTGTCCTTGCAAGGAATAATCGTTTTTAGTAGCTTTAGGATCTCCTTTTGAACGTCCCAGGAGGGGTTATATCCCAATTCTTTCAAGCCTGCATGGATAACATCATAAGGATGCTCCTCCATCTCCTTGCGAGGATTCTTGATCCGATCAATCGTAACATCCAGACCGAGCATTCTCCCGGCTTGATAGACTATATCGGCCCATTCGTTTACGGAAAAGGTTTTGGCAAACTGATTAAAGACCCGATATTCTCCCGGCTTCGGGGGATTCTCTAAAGAGAGCGTCAGGCATTCGATGGAATCGCTTAGGGGTAAATACCCGCGCGTCTGACCGCCTTTCCCATACACTGTAAGTGGCATCCCGGCGACTGCCTGAACGCAGAACCGATTAACGACCGTGCCAAAACACTCGTCATAGTCAAAGCGCGTTCCCGGCAGATGGCCGAAGACTACGCCTTGCATGATGTCGGTTGAGCGCAGGCCCCAGGTCTTGCAGGCAAAGATTATGTTGTGGGTATCGTGAACCTTTGATAGGTGGTAGAAGCTACCAGCGGAACGCGGAAAGGGAAGGCCATTCATTGGACATTCAGCCTTGAAAAATTCCATATCGAGATGATGTCCTATACATAAGGTTGGAAGTTGACCTTCCGGTATCGTGCAGTTGGGCGTCCCGTACTCACCCATCGTGCCGAGCTTAAGCAGATGAGCATTCGGGCAGCATTTTCGCATCAGCCAAAGCAGGTTCAGCGTCCCCAGGACATTATCCCTCTGGGTCTTCAAGGCTGCGTCAGCACTCTTCATGCTCCATGCGGCGGAAGGTTGTTCCGCCAAATGGACAATGACATCAAGATCGCTGTCAAGCCTGTCTAACATTCGCAATGCCGTAGTATCAATAGGAAATTGCTGCTGCTTTTTGTAAATGCCGTCAATGGGGAAAAGACTTGTTGAGCCTTCGTGCTCCACCCGGAAACGCCTTACGAGATTGTCCAGCCCTGTCACTTCATGACCCCGTGCTTTTAAGTGCTGCGCCAAAGGCCATCCGATGTAACCGTCCACTCCTAATATCAGAATCTTCATGGGCATTCCTCCATTGGAGGCAATGTGATGATTTTAAATTCTTCGGGCAGATTTCGCAACTCACGTACAAGTCCAATTAGTGCCGCTTTTTCGCAATCTCGTACTGGTATCCATCCTGGACTACCAGAATAACCTTCACCATCATAGGTAAGCACGTCTACCCAATCGTCGTTTATTTGGGCTTGCAGTTTATAATGGTTAAAAGTACCCTTATAAGCAGGATATTCTATAATCCTATAATTTTTTGCGAATTTCGGCCATACGGTACGTGGATGACTTTTTCTAATCAATGTATCCACTGTAGGCACGACCCCGCTTTTTACTGGTTCTTTTCCGAACAAAGTATTGATGAATTTTTTCATTAGATTCCTCTCCTCCCATCTGTCTGTTTCAGTGCCCATGACTCATTTTCTTTTTCTTCGGAGCTGTATGTCCTGAACTGACTCCCCACCATACTCTCGATCTGCCTGATTTTGTTCACAAATCCGCTTAACTCTTTCCTGTTTTTCAACGATACCAGCACGTCCTGCCCTTCGGAATCTTCAAGGCAGATGTGCTTTTCGATAATCTTTGCCCCCTTGGAAACGGCGATTTCGCAGGCTAACGTCCCGTCCGTGTGATCGCTATAGCCGATAACCGATCTGGAAACCGCTGCGTATCGCCTCATGATGTCGATAAACCCGAGATTGAGGAGGGATTCAATCCCAGGATACATCGTAACGCAGTGGAGAAAGGCTGCATCTGGGCCTCCATATCGATCCATAAGACTAAGGACTTCGTAATGTGTCCGCAGGCCAGTGGAAACGATAAGCGGCTTCCCGGTATCGGCTATCTTATCAATGAACTTTGTATCATGTTCCCCGCTGCCCACCTTGTAGCAAGGGATATTGATACTTTTTAAGTATTCAAAGGCGCTTTCTGTATGCGGGGTCGCAAAAAATATAATGTTTCTGGACCTGGCATACTCTTGTAGTTTCCCGAAATCCTCGTAAGGCAATTCCCGTTTTCGGAAGCGTTCAAACCAATCCGGCGCCCGTTCCCTAGAAATCAACTCCTTAGTCCGGTAAATCTGGACCTTCACGGCGTCGCAGTTGGCTTCGGCAGCCATGCCGATAAGGCGATAGGCATTCTCAAGTTTTCCGTTGTGGGCAAGACCGGCCTCGGCAACTATGAAGCAAGGCTGACCGTCCCCTATTGACCGTCCTGCTATAATCATAATATTATAGTCAAAAATCCTAATGCCATTATGCCGTATCCAACAATTTTTTCTAATCTACCAATAAACGGCATTGCAACTATTGGGATGATTAATGAAAAAAGTCCCACAAAAAATTTCTCGCTCATGCCTTTGTCTCCGGTTTCATATCCTCATAGCTCATATTCAAAGTGTCCTGAATTTCCTCGTACTGACCGCAAGCCTTGGCATAGCCCACATCGTCACGCAGGCATGCCCCCGCCGCTAGTTGGGATTTCAACTCCTCCGCCCGCCATTCCTTGACCTTGCGGAATTCTACCGTTACCGGGTTTTGAAGCCACGCCTCCCATGCCTCCTTTGTTGTCTCCACTTGCCAACTTGCTCCTTTCCACTGACTGTTTGGCGAACCCAAGCATTGCCTGAAGTTCTGCCTTGTATTGTTCCAACTGCGGCCCGACTTCCGAAGCCTCAGCCGTTGCTATATTCTTCATAATATCGCTATGAATTTTTGCTTGTAAGTCAACATATCTCTCGATTTCAAAGTGGAATTTCGCCGTCTCGAGGTTCAGTTTGTCGGCTTTAAGCAGTATGTCGGGGGGAGGGCCTGGCGGATTCGGGTTGTTAAGCAAGGTCTGAATGTCATCGACTCCGATAGCGTCCAGGAAGCGACGGTTTATTTCATCGTCGTTGAACCCTTGGCCCCGAAGCCCGAAAAGGATCTGCGCTTTTACGAGTTTTTGTGTGTCCGATACCTCGTTCGGGTTTGCAACCGGGACAATATCGCAGCTTTTACGGTCGTAATCAGACCGAAAGGCTTGCATCGACTCCTCGGTGTCAAGGACGGTGAAATATTCGGTTTCATCGCCGTATTTCCGGTTAAGATCGTATATTTTCTCAGCTTCGCTTCCCAAAGAACGGTAAATACGCATAAAAATAGCGCTGAACACTTTTAGGCCCTGTTCGATTCTGGCAAGGGAAGTAGTTGCCGGTTCATTTTGAATGCTCTGATCGCCCATCAGCAGTTCCGTGACGCTTGACAATTTCTCGCCCGCGGCAACCATGAATCCAAGAAGCTGGAATAGAACCAGGGAAGGCTCATGAGATGGAAGCGGAAAGATATTTTTTCTCAAGTCATCGCCAGTAGCGGGAACAGGCACCCATTCGCCAAGTTTTATTTTAATTTCCCCACCACCCCGGCCCCGCCCGAGATTGACCCCCTTGCCGATAAATCCCGACTGGCTGTTTCGCCATGTCCCTGAGTCCAAAAGTTGGTTGATTGTCGTGTTGACCGTCCGGTTAATCGGTTGCAATAGCGAACCAAACCCAACATCCATGATCGAGCCATCGGGGGATGGAATAAAACCAAATTTTGTAAAATAATAATCGGGCTTAATGAGCGTTATGCGCCCGGCTTCGTTCTCATTTATAGATTCTTCATCAAAACGAGGCACTATTCTGACTACCTTTTGCGAATCATAATGATAAGTTATGATGTATGGCTCCTGATAGCCGTCTCCGTCAAGATCGAGAAGGGTATGTTGAGCCAAAAACAGGTGGGGTCTCATCTTGTCTTGGCTGGATTGATTTTCATCCTCATCCTTATTCGTTACGGCATTGCCATACTCGAAGTCGGAATACAGATCGCCAAGAACCCTTTCCCTGATCTCGTTGGGGTAAAGCGTGAATTTCTTTGTAATACGAGGGCAGGCATCCATGGACTTTGCCATGTAGTGAAGCACCAAATCATGAGGACTCACATACTCGCTGACATTACGCCCCCAGGGCTGATAGAAATAGGTTTCTTTGAAGCAACAACCAAGAATCGGTAAGACCGTCAATAATTTATCGGTATTTTCGTACCATTCCTTCATTTGCTTCATAAGCTGGTAGTTCATATGCTGCTGAATGCGATTGGCCTTGTTTTTCTTTTTACCATCAGGATCGGCCCCTATCACCTTGCCTTTCACGACGTTGAGACCTTGAATCACATTCGGAAGTGCGCGGCTGGAAAACTGGATAGCTGCAATGGAAAGCAAGGGATATTTGACATTTGCAGCATTCTCAAAGGGCGAATTCTTCTGTTCCCATACCTGCATGGCCAGTTTCATGGCCTCTTTATTGCGCTTTTTCCACTCATCCCGGCTCTGTTCGTCAATATCGTAGCCGGTCCGCACTTGTTCGGCCACTTCGCCTAAGTATTCTTCATCAAGAAGAGTGCAAAGGTTAGGATATTTTTGTACATCAAGGATTTTTTCCAATTTAAGTTTTGGCATTTCAATACCCTGTTATTTGATCACGAAGCGCCGGTTGTGTTGAGTGGGGTTCTTCGTCTTCGTAATAGTCAAGGAAATCAAGACCTTTCGTCATATCGGCATCGTAGGCATAGGCCCACATATCAAGAATCTGCATCTTGAAAAAGGGGAATTTCAGCATTTCTTCTTTGATGGCATCTATAAATCGTTGCGGGATTGCCTTGGAATAATGGAGTTTTCCGTTATTTAAGGGCCAAGAGAGTGCGTTTTCTACCCGGAAGGTCTTTGATCTACCAGCCGGACGTAAGTGGATAAGGTTCCCGGCATCGATTGTAATTCGCCTACCAGCGGCTCGGAGCGCATTACTGACATGCATCTCTGTAGTTGAAAGCGCCACCTTCTCAATCCCGATCCGCTGCACTATCCCGTTCCTGAGATACATCCTGACAATGGCGTCAATCGCCTCCGAATGACTCATCTGGTCGGATTCAAGGTCAATAAGGTACTGATTGCACTGCCCTATCTCATCGCTATTTGGTTCGATTCCGATAATGCCGTAATTCCAAGTGTCGATGCTCTGCTTTTCGGTTTCATCGCCACCGGCCTGGTCAATCACCATAATCTTGTAAATATCTCTCGGTATGAATTGAGGCTCCACGGGATGAAGCATCGCAAACTTGAGTTTTATTTCCGAAATCGGGGTAGGATCACAAAGCTGTTGGCTGTTGAAAAACTGGCTCATCTTAAGCTTTTCCAGCCTTGCTGGTGACAACAAAACAGGCTCGCCGTCCCTGGTTCCATCCTTTGTGGCCGGTTGGATTCTCGTTATGTACATCGGATCCCCATCCGTATTCTTTTTGTCCCTGATTTTTACAATAGGGCCATAGTGTGAATAAAAGGTTCCGATCACTCGCTCTATCCCATCGTCAGTCCCAAGGTTATCCGACATTTCAAATTTATTGAAGCATTTCGCCAACATGTCGGGTGATTCTCGAATGTCATCGGTCTCTATATCGTCATATATCCGGCGCTCAAAATGCCGACCTGTAGGCATGCCTTCTATCAGGCCCCATGCTTCGATGGTCGATTCCTTCCGAGCATTGTTCGACCGCTTGAAAATCAAACCGTCATCTTCTGACCATTTTGGCGCCTCAGACTCCGGTTTCTGCCACAACACATGAGGAAAGCACCATTTCAGCAACTCGGATTGTTCGCAAAGTATCTTCAGGGACCGGAGGAATGCCTTCGCAGCCGGGCGGACGTAAGCAAAAATTCCGGTGCAGTGTTCTGGGTTTCGTAAATGATACCGCAAGGTTTCACCCTGAGTAATCAGAAGGCTCTTAAAATGTTCACGCGCCCAAACATCAAGCGTGCAGGTCTTCGGACCACACTCCAACATTCTGGCCATCTCAACAACAAATGGATGATTAGCCTTCTTAACTCCCATCCCGTATGTCACCAAAAACCATAGATCGGTAGCAAACAAGGACGCAAGCGCCTGCCGCTGATCCAAATTCCCTGCATAGATGTCCCGCAAGATAGCATCGTAATTAACGGTATAGTGCGTCTTGAACTCCCCGCTCTGCCATTCTTCCGGGGTCAAAGCTATGTCGGGGTGGCGCTCAAACTTTATCATTAGCATTCCCTATTTAGGGTAGACGTGAATGGTCATTTCATAACCTCAATATTCTTACTCATCCTTTCCAGCATCCGCCATTTGATTTTTTCAATATTCCCGTTTTCCACAGAAGCAACGTCTCGAGGGGTCGAATGTTCGCCATATGGCCTCATCCTCTCGCCTTCCTATATCACTTTAACGGAAGTTTACATAACTATGTCCAGATAATTCCCCGCAAAGCTTTCGCGCGCGCGTGAGTGCCAGAAAAGCTTTCCTGCGCGCGCGTGCGCACCACTAAGTACAGTACAGTACAGTACAGAAGATACGCGCGGGCGCGAAGTATACTTATATTCTATGTTTGATAGAAAACAATAACTTTCTGGCTTATGATTTTTACCACCTGATCTTATTCTGACGGAAACCAGCATCCCAATCTCCTGTTGACGGCCTCTCCATACCACCAACCAAAACCTATGTCAATAGAAATTACCACTTTTCAAAAAATTGTCGCAGCCACAGAGAGGGTTTGCCTTGGACTATGCCCATTGACAGTTTGCCCCCCCTACCCCCTTGGCCGGGAAGGGTAGGTCGGCGCCACGTGTCGATCCCTCCACTTGACCCCCTTAAAACTAGGGTCTCCCTCCACCTAAAATGTATAGAAATACCTATGATCGGCAAAAACGTAATAATATCATACAAGTTTACATAAGCAATCTTATCGGACGTAGTAATAATATCAGCTACTTACACGGTGGAGGGTTTACTGCGACCTGATATGACGAGAAATCCAGGTAATTGATGGTCTGCCCGCTCCCCTGCTCGGCGGCCTGGACGGGCTCGTATCGGTCGTAGACCATGGCGGCGGCGGCAAGGATATTGCTATCGGTAGGAATGATTTGTTCAGTGATTTTAACCACTTCCCCAGCTTTCGTTACCTTCTCCTGCACAACTTCCCGCGCTCTGCCCTTGAGGATGCGGCGGACCTGGTGGTGTGCTAATTTGGCGATGTCGGGGGCAAGGAGACTATATTTTTTGAGCTTGGCCTTAAACTTGCTGACTGCCTCACCTGATATATGATCTGTAACATTTGCATACTGTAGCGCCTCTCGTGGCGTTAAGCCCGCTTGTACCATCCTCATAGCATCGATGGTTTTTTGTTGTAGTTTTGGGAGTGTTTTGGTTTGATTTGGTATTTCAGGAGTATTTTCCTCATTCATGTTTTGACTACCTCCGACAGCTTTCTTCTATACCGTGATCGAGGGTTTGTCAAGAATTTTTTGGGCTGGGTGGGGGTGAGAGGTGAGGGATGAGGCTGGGCTTGGGCGCCGCTACGCTTGCCTTGGCGGAGCTATGAAAATATATTTAATATATATATTTTTACAGCGCATTAGATTATGGCATAGGACTTGCCGTGAGGTCATTTTCCCGTGATTTTCACGGTTTTTGCCCTTGTTTTTGTGAGAATCACGGTTTTTAGGCGAATGGCACGATATATGCCCTCAATAAAATCAACTACTTACAGTTTGGCATAAACCTTGCTGTATATAGGGCACGAGCGGCGATAGACCAAGAGCCCTCTGAAGCGCAGACCGGAGCGGGTGCGCAGGCCAAAGAAAGGCCAATATGCGGCAAGGAAAGCACTACAGCCCGGATACGCTCTCTACGAGCACGATACGGTAAGCAGGCTGTGGTAGGCGCCCTGAAAAGCCGCCCTGACAATGGGCGCCGCGAAACGAGATCATAGGATTGGCCGATGCGCCGTATTATCCTATGATCTACGACTAACAGGCAGTACGCTGCCCTTATCATAACTTAACTATTATGGGAGGGCAGGAACATGATAAAATCATTTTTAAATGGCAATACGATTGCCTATGAAATTAATACCGATAGCGCCGGCTGGGCAGAACGCGGGCGAAGCGTAGTTGACTGTATGCGGGAATATCCTACATATGGCGACGGGACAGTAAAGCACGGGGCTTCCTACAAGGTGCGAATCGAAAACTTTGTTGATTGCCTTATCTCGTTATACGATTATTTGACCGCGGGCGTTAACGGTAATCTGGTAGGTACACGGGAAGAGGTTATGAAACGCATCGAAGCTTATTGGCCGCATAGCCATAACCCTGGCGACAAAAAAATAGCCTTTTTTGCCGGCTTGAAATACGTGGAAGGCAAGCGGCGTTTTTATGACAAGGATGATATGAAAGTCTCCTCGGCGCCTGGTAAGCAATACGATAAACGTTGGGAAGAAGTGCCATTGTGGGCGGACGGGTCCTTTGACGCAACGTGGCGCTTTGTAAAAACCCATTGTTGGAGCGTGGATATTGTCAATGACTTCGCACTTTTCGACCACGTTAAGAATTGGTTTGACAATAACCACGGTTACGGGTTTAGCAATACCTACGAACGTAACGGCATCGGGACGGACGCACCTTACAACGACGTCTCATTGGCCTATAGTTTGGTTAACAGACTTGTCACGGCATACCGGGAAACAGAGAACGCTAAACGTAACAGGGAATTATTACAATGGAATTTAGTGGGACGGCATGAAAAAGAAAAAGAAACAATCGCAGCTTAACCAATATAAGGGTGGCGTAGTGCCTGTTAGTCAACACAGCTTAGCAGGCTGTATGATGTGCCGATGATCACGGAGGGGAGTAACATGGAATACAAATCAGAAGGCAAGAA